GTGATAAATATATCCGTATAGAACAGGAAAGTATACGGAGAAAGAAATGTTTGCCGCTATTAACGAGACCGCTCGTGCGATATCACCAATCTCAACGGTGATCGCGAACGGAATACTGAATTCAATCTCGTTCACGCTTCGCGCCATCGAAGCATCGAGAATCCCACATCATGAAAAGGCGATCCGCGAACTCGCCCACTCGCTTAAGGCTGAGTATCCCTTTGAGTCAACCGACTACGTTGAAACGCTTGCACGTAGCATCTACAAGGATGCATCGAATGCTTAATCGTATCAAAGAATTTTTCAAATCCAACTATGAGTCTGAGAAAGATCGTGCTATTCGCTATCTGTCAGAAGCATACGATCATGTCGACCTCGAACGTCGTATGAAAGAACTCGATGATCGCGGTGTTCGTTGGTACTAATCGCGTGTGATAAATAGTATTGAGTCGGGAGAGCATTGGCTCTCCCTTTTTATTATAGGAGAATAGAATGGGAATCATATATGATCGCGGTCATGATGGTGGAAGCGTATGGCGTTGGCAGACACTCGAAAGATTCGTAAAAGAAAATAACTGGACCAAAGGTGCCGAACTTGGCGTTTGGTATGGTGAAACCTTTAAGCACCTCGTTGGAAGTTGTCCGAATCTTCATCTGTTTGGTGTTGACCTTTATGCACCACAACCAGAAAATGATGGACCACAAAAATACATTCCAGGCGAAGATGGTCACATCTGGACCCATGAAGCATACTACGCAGATGTAAAAGCTTTCTGTGATGCATCGAATGGAAGAGCTACTCTCTATCGTGGTTACACAAATGACGCATCGAAACTCGTAGAAGATGAGAGCCTTGACTTCGTGTTCATCGACGCCGATCATTCTTTCCGTGGAGTTGACGAAGACATCACCCATTGGATGCCAAAGGTAAAGAAGGGTGGTTATGTTATTGGTCACGATATTCATTGGCCAACAGTGAAAGGCGCAGTTGAGAAGCACTTTGGCGAAAACTACCACAAAGAACAAGACTTCATTTGGTATGTCGTAAAATGAATGTACAACTTGTCGCTATGAGAAAAGTGGGTGTCGAAGGAGTAGATGAACTGCTTTGGCCGGTCAATGACTTCAATGCGTTCCATTGGCCACTTATGGATTGGGTGCATGATCATCAATCCTTTTTGAAGTATACAAAAGGCCGCGAAGTTGTTGTTCAAGCAGGCGGATGTTGTGGCATGTATCCGCGGTTCTACAAGAATCATTTCAAGCGAGTCTATACGTTTGAGCCAGATCCAACCAACTATTTTTGTCTCGAGCGTAACTGCAATGTTGATGGCATCTATCACCAGAATGCTGCGCTTGGGTCTGAGGAAAAGCTGGTCAGTCTTGATGCTCCGACTCAGCCTGGTGAAGAGAATAACGTCGGCATGTTCACCGTGAATGAAAAGCCGGGTTCAGTTAAAATGATCACGATCGACAGTCTAGGTCTTGATCACTGTGATCTAATTCACTTTGACCTCGAAGGGTATGAACCACAGGCTCTGATGGGTGCTATAAATCTAATAGAGAAGTGTAGTCCAGTGATCATCACCGAAAGAGAATGCGGACGAGAATTTCTCGAGTCTATTGGCTACCAAATGGTACAAAAAACTTCTATGGATGCTATTTTTGTGAGAGAGTGAAATGAATATTGAAAAGAAGATGACGCAGATCTGGATTGGACCTCGACCTGCACCGTTGAAGTGGATGAATACATGGAAAGAAAAACACCCTGATTGGGAATATAGCATCTTCACTCAGAAAGATCTTGAGTCAAGAAAGTTTTTCAACCAACATCTGATCGATCATTACTACGCCCTTGGTCTGTATAGTGGCGTGTCAGACCTAATCAGATATGAACTACTCTATGAACGTGGTGGCTTCTTTCCTGAAGCAGACTTCCTTTGCATGGAAAACACCGAAGAGTTGTTCACCGCACCTAAAGAATACTGCTACACTTGTTACGAACAAGAGCAAATCAGACCCGGATTTGTGCAACCGATTCTTGCATGTAATCCTGGAAATGAATTCGTGAAAACATTAGTAGAGATTCTGCATCCTTTACGCCCAGATCAGCTGAGTCCATATCCATGGATGTCGACTGGCAATCAATGGCTATCTCACGTAATCCCTCATTTCAATCCAAAGATCGTGATCTGGCCTTCACATTACTTTATCCCAATGCACTACGATCGGGCGATGCCGACATACAATGGTCCGGATAAGATCTATGCTCATCATCTCTGGGGTTCAACTGGTGGCGGAGTTGACTACAGCGAAGGTGCTAAATGAAACCCACCAAAGCCTATATTTTGATGATCGACACTCCGTTGTCGATCGAATACGCGAAAGTATGTTCTGACTCATGTGATAAGGTCGGAATGAAGTGGGAATACTTCAAAGGATTTTCAAACAAATCAATCGTAGATGCTTGGGGTCACTCAGGCGTCTACGTTCCCATGATCAACGCGATGTATGGAAACTATCCTCAGCCAAACAACGTTCAGTGTTGCACTGCAGGTCATGCTGCAATCTGGAAGAAGATCGCAGAAGGCAATGAAACTGCAATTGTGCTTGAACATGACGCAGTGATGCTTCAACCAGTTGACATCAACATTCCAGATGATATTATTGCGGTACTTGGTTACAAACTGAAAGACATCTCAAGGTATGATCATGTCAAGGCTGGAAAGCCAAAGCGACTCTTATCGATCGATGGTCATGAAGGAGCCCATGCGTATGCTATGACACCAAAGACTGCACGTCGGTTGGTAGATGAAATCGGTCAAAGAGGCATTCTTGGAAATGTCGACAACGCATATTTCATTCGTGGTCAAAGAACAACATCGGTTCCTCTTGCAATAATGGATCCAACTCCTGCAATTGGTTGGTTGCGTAAGTCAACGCTTTGGGATGAATCTGCTGATAGAAACTATGAGTTCATTGATTCGTTTCGTCAAAACTATAAATAGCCATATCAACACTTGTAGTTAGGCTAAGGTAAACCTACAAGATCATGGGAGAAAAATATGGCCGAAGACAAGAAGAAGTCGAAGAAGGATGCCGATAAAGGCGGTCCTAACAATAACACAATCATCATCAATCCCATCATTAAAGAAGAGAGCGGTCGCAAGATTGTCACTTCTTTTGGTAGAATGAATCCACCTACGATTGGCCACGAAAAGTTGGTCTCAAAGGTGAAAGAGATTGCGAAAAAAGAAGGCGCAAAGGCAGAGATCTATCTCAGCCATTCACAAGACGCCAAAAAGAATCCACTTTCATATGATGATAAGATCACTCTTGCAAAAGAAGCATTTGGAACTATTATCCAAAAGCTCAATGCAAAGACAATCATTGATGTAATGAAGCATCTCACCGACAAATTTGATGAGGTAACTCTCGTTGTCGGTCAAGATCGTGTACAAGAATTCGAAACCCTGCTAAACAAGTACAATGGAAAGGAGTTCAACTTCTCTTCCATTGCTGTCGTTTCTGCAGGTGAGAGAGATCCGGACTCAGATGCAGTCGAAGGTATGTCTGCATCAAAGATGCGTGAAGCTGCTAAGGCAGGAGACATCAAGAAGTTCAAGACTGGTCTTCCAAAGAATCTTCAAAAGCATGCCGAAGACATCTTTGACATGGTTCGTGCAGGTATGAAGCTCAGTGAACAAGTTGAGCTTGACGAATATGTTCTGACTCTCGACCAACGCAGAAAGCGTGCTCTTGTTATGCGCCGTTACGAGACCAAGATGCAAGCAGCTCGTGAACGCCTCAAGAAAAGAATTGCCAACAACCAAAAGCTCATTGGACGCGCTCGTAAGAAAGCAATCGACTTGATCCGTGCTCGTATCGCCGGTGAGAAAGGTGCTAACTACCACGACCTTCCTATCGCCGACAAGATGATGATTGACAAGCGAGTCGAGCAAAGAAAAGGTGCGATCGCAAAGATTGCAGCACGTCTTCTGCCAAAGGTTCGTCAAGCAGAGATGCAAAGAGTATCAAGCCTTATGCATAAGGAAGACCTTGATACCGCGTTTGAATCAATGCTGGAAAATACTAAGTACTATTCCGGACTCAGTGCATCCACTGCTGAAAAGCGTAAAGCTCATTTTGCTAAGCATGGCAAGATGGACGACAACGATCCAGACGCGTACAAGCCAGCACCAGGTGATGCAACTGCTAAGACTAAAACTTCAGCACATACTCGTCGTTACCACATGATGTACAATGGTGATGGTCAACTCAAGTATGATCGTCGCTTCCGTGCAT